GGCTTCTGGCGCGTCATATATATCTTTTAGATATGGTGATAAGTCTTGTGTTAGTATTTCTGTTTTATCAGTTTCGGGTTTCTTAAAGGTTTCAAAAACATCCGAATCACCACTTGCTAATTTTTCCATTGTGTTACCAAATTGTTCGGTTTTATATTTACCTAATAAATTTGGGTAAAAATCTTTCAAGAAACTATAAACTGTCTTATTTTGACAAGGACAATCACCATTAAAACAATTCACATTTGTTACAGTGTTTTTGTTATAAAGATGTAGTCTTTTTTTACTTTTATTTTTTGAATCACCACAAATGGGGCATCTAGCTACGATGTCATTAGTTGTTTCTTTGCCTATGTTATCTAAACCAACTGCTAACTTGAAATATTTAATATCTAATCTTCCAAGCATGTTTAAATCCTTCCTTTACCAGCCGAAGTCTGCTGCTGTTAATTTACATTGTGGTTTAAAGTAATTTGGTAATTGTATTGCAATATTATTAAGATTGTTGTTGAATAAATATTCTTCAAAATCCTTCTTATTGTAATCAGTTTTTGCGTTTAAAAATTCAAATACTATTTTTTCTCTGATATAATCAGGAATTCCTTCTTCCATTACTAAGGTATAATTTCTTTCATAATGTTCACGATATAGAGGATGTGTATCAAGCCAATTGTCAATTGAACCATGTTTCTTTAGTTCTTTTTTCAATGTACTTGGTCCGAATCGTATATCTTTATATACATCTTTAATTCCTGTTGATTCATTTTTACGATTTTTTTTGAAGATATTAAATTTTTTAAGGACTTCGATTTTAACATCATTATGTATATCGTTTGTATTTTTGAATTCATGAGGAGTTTTAATGTTTATTTCATTACTATCAAGATGTTTTATAAATGTATCACTGAACTCAGTATGGTCAACGACTTTTGGAACATCATCTGAAACATCACCTAAACACACATGCTCTATAATCCAATGGTCCATATGATCGTGTTTATTTTCTGGTTTTATCCATTTTTTAGTTAATGCACTGTATTGGAATACTGTATCATTATCGCGTTGTGCTTGAATCATATCTTTATCAGGTGAATGAATTAATATTTCTTCATCTTTATGATATTCTTTTGCTAATACAAGCATGATATCATCAGCTTCGGCTGTTTTTACAGTTACAACTTTAATTGGTAAATGATTTTCAATTTGTGTTAATAAAACATCAAGTTCTGTGAAAACTTCTTTATAATTAATATCAGATTTATCTCGTCCAATAGATCGTCTATACTTATATGCAGGATAAACATCTTTTCTCCAGTAACCCGTGTCGGATTTGTCAATACATAAAATGACATCTCCGAAACGTGTACTGTATTCTTGAATTATACCGAATAATTCTTGAAGGATATAGTATTTAGTTAATGTTATAAATTCAGAGGTATTGTATAAACCATTAGTCTTTGATGGTTTAACATCATTGATTGATGTGAATATCTTCCTATGAATTATTGAACTATAATCAACTAATATCATATATACCTTTATTTTATTGGTTTAAACTACTAAGCAATGATTCCAATGATTCAGACTGTGACTGTTTAGCTTCTGTTTGAACAGGTGCTTCATTTTTAACAGTTTGACCTTGAACATTTTGGGCGGGTGTTTCTGTATGTTGAACATCTGCGACATTTCGAGCAATAGGAGCAACAGAAGCTGTTAAACCTTGTGTTGATGTTGATGCATCTTTTTGGTCAGACCATGTAACCCATTCTTTTTTCTTAACTAAATCATCGTAAGACATGAACGCTTCAGGTTTAGTTAAATCAGACAACGTGTATGTATGTGCTTTGATAAACGCAAAGGCTTCTTCGGCACTATCAAAAACGCTTGTAACTTCATTAATTATTTCTGAAGAATCATAATTAATTTGGGTATTTGCACCTTTTTTAGCAACTAGTCTGAATGAATTACCTTGAACAGGATTGAATAATTCTTTAGGGGTTGCACCTAAATCTCTATCTTGTTGAGATGGTCTTAAAGCAGCTTCGATTTTATCTTTCATCTTACCAGAATAGTCATAAAGGAATACTTTACCTTCATTTTCTGGATTAGCTGGGTCTTTTATAACCATAATGTTTGAAATGTAACGTATTGCACGTCCGAATACTTTAGCTTCTTCTTTCTTATCAGTATTCCACAAATCTTGCCATGCTTCTTGGAAAGGACATGGTAGCCCAATAGTACTTGGAGAAAATTCAGAAACGAAACGCTTCTTATCATTTTTAATAATGGTTGTGTTGATCTTAAACATTTGCTTGATAATTGCACTTTCTGAATCAGGCAAAAATCTGATTAAAGCAGCACCATCACCGTCTTTATTCTTACTTAATGTGTAAAATCTTTCATCTTTAACAAATTTCTTATTTGCATCTGCGAAAGGGTCTGTTCCCATTGCTTCTTTCATTGAATCGAAATTAAATGCACTTGCATCCATCATATTATATACTCCTATTATTATCTAAAAAATCGATTTATAGTCTCTTTGGACTTCATCGGTTTATAGTCTCTGGGACTTCATCGATAATTACCTAAGTAATTATTAATTCGATTATTTATTATACCAAATTGTTAGTTAATTTACTTAATGTTCAGTATAATAAACAAATTGTATTTTATTTATACAAATTAAAAATCAAATTTTAACAGACATAAGTATTTTAAAACCTTCTAAAGAAGAATTTGTTAAAAGAATTCGATAGTCATCTTTATCTGAATTGTATTTTACATCTACTTGATAATTAGAAACAGGTAACATTTTAAAGTTATTAACAGGAATCGTAATATTAAATTCTTTGTTAGTATCTGCTTCTTTAATAACACTATAAGTGTTTGTTTTTGCATTAAACTTGTTAGTAGCACCTAAACTAATATTCATTTCACCATCTTTAGATTCAAAAATTACTTCAGTTAAATATTTAAATACACCTGACGCAGACTTAATATTCTTAATATCTTCGACATTAATCTCAAATGATGCAACACTTGGAGCTTGTTCAGTTCTTGTAAACTGTGCAGGGTCTTTCTTATAAGCATCCATCAATACAATATTATCTGTAATAAATGATGAAGAATTCCGGCCGTGTGCAACACTGATTACATTATTGTCAATGGAAATATCACGATCTTTAGGAAATAATTTAATCAAAGATAAAAATTCACCTAATGAATCTTTCATACCTAGATCAGGGAATTCATCACTATCAAGACTACTAAAATCAACAAGTGCCATCATATCCATCGATTCTGATAATGCTATTGTTTGTGGGTATTGCAAAATTACTGAGTTTGTGATTCCATTAATCTGTGTTAATACATCGGTCATCTTATTGTTAAACATTTACTATTCTCTCCTTATTTAATGTATTTATTATAATACTAAATTTATTAACATTCGTTAAGATTCGTTAAGATTCGTTAAGATTCGTTAAGATT